AGCTGCATATGAATTAACAAATTGTTTATATGTACCTTCATCATATGCTTCACCAAGAGCTAAAGGATATTGTGGCATTTCTTCTGCATCTTCAGGTAAATTAGTTACTCTATAAGGATTTGAACCACCCATTAATGCAATGTGTCTACTTTGTATTTTATTAAATGATTTATTATTATGTTTAAATTCTGGAGAGAATGAAGGATTTGGTTGAATTTTAGATAATGTACCATCTTCTATAGCCGGTTTAAGAAAATCTTCTACAATGTCATAGTCAAATGTAACTTTATCTTTTGTATCAAGTGCAGTATTGATATATGAGAATTTAGATCCTATAAAACCTTCTGATATTAATTTAATTAAATCTTCACTTGGAACATTTTTATAATTTAATATTGTCTTTCTTGCAATATGTGGTTCAGGTGGTGTTATATTCATATGACTCCAAACAAAACTTTGATTTGGATTAAGTATTTTATCTGTCATTAATGTTTGTAAATCTTTTAATACCAAATTATCAGATACAAATGTAGAATAAAGATAAAAAGGCCAACCATCAATAGTTGTTAATTTATTTTTAATCCACATTGCAGCTTGTAATGGATTTAAATTAGGCACAATTAATTTGTATTGTTGTGTCTCAGATGTTTGAATTCCACCAACTCTACGTGAAGATGGCTCACTAGGTCCATATACTAATTGTTTTTCTAAAAATTCATTAACTATTTTTTTAATTATTTCAGAACCCTTACCCTCATAAAATCTATTAATATTATATAAATTAGATATGTAAAAACATTCTTCTACTAAATGTAGTGCAATTACCTGAGCATTAACACCAGTTCTATTCTGTTGTGATATTCTATGAACGTAAAATGTTTTTATTATTGGTGAGGAATTTCCAGTATTTTTTTCAATATTTATTGTTATTTTTTCACCACCAATAATCATGGCGCCGTCAATAATATTTGAATTATCTAAAAAAACTATATCTGCAGTTAAATAAGGTTTTCTTATATCTTCATATATATCAATATCCGTTACTACGGGATTTAATTCTATATCATCACTCATTTGATCAGATTGGAGTAAAACAGAATTAATCTTAAACTCAATTTGAGGTTGCATTTATATTCTCACTGATTCTTTAAAACTTTTAACTATGTCCAATATATTATTTTCTTTTAATACAACTATTGATTTTAAATTATCGTTTTGTTTTATTAGTCGATCCATCCAAGTTTTTTCTACTGCTTCTGTGGTGGGTCGATCTTCTGCTGGATCTATATCGTGATGGTCACCTAGATCTGCAGCTGCAGTTTTTTCATAATGATGTGCAGCATTTATTCTATTTTCTGTACTTAATACAGTTATTGATTTAGTACCATCAGTTGTATCAGCTACAATCTCACCAGCTTGAAATGCAGTGGTTGATGCCTCAACCCAAACTTGACCTAAATCTAAATTTCTTTTTGTTATTACGCCAGATGCAGAACTATTATTTCCTTGTATAGTTTTACCAACGGCAAATTTATCTGTTAAAATACTTTTTGTTGTTATAACTCTTTCATTATAATTTTTAACTGCCCAATCATATAATTTACTGGGTGATAATGGCCAACCTTGTTCTCTTAATTTATCATTCATTAGAAAAAATGTCCAATAATATTGTTCACTACCATATAATTTATATGATAATTGATCGGGTCTTTCCCCTGGCAAAATATGATAATCTACATATGCTGAAGTAGCATTTTTCATTTGATCAATAATATCAGCATAAACTGAAATATTTTGAAATTGGTTTGATACAGATTCGTCACCAAATAAATAATTGGTTACTGGAAAATCTCTAAAATAATGTGTTGGCATTAAAACGGCCCCTCTTTTGCGTTGCCCCATTTATCAGTTTCAGGCATGGGTGGATTAGCTCCAAAATTACCATTTTCAAGATCAAAAGCTGCATCTTTATCTTCTAATAGAATATCTCTTCTTCGTAGTGGCTTGTATTCCATAAAGGATAAATTTAAATCTACTTCAGTAGGAGCACCATCAGCATGTAATACAGGTGAGGTAGGATTATATATAGCTGTAATACTTCTTAAATAAGAATATTTTATTGGTGTACCAATATTTTTAAAAGCCCCTCTACTACCAGACTGTAGACGAATTTTAAATAAATTAGGATAATTTAATGCTATAGAAAAATCGTTACCTGGAGGTACACCATCTGGATAAGAATGAAATCTAAAAAATTTAACTATATTTTTTATTTCTACAGATTCTTTTTGACTTTTTGCAATTAATTTAAATTGAAAATTAAATTCTCTGATATTTGTGCCACTAAATCTTGTTCTTAAATTGGGATTAACAGTTATTCTACCTGCTACTGAAACTGCATCTCTTATACTTGCTGGACCATATTCCATAGCTTTTATAGCTGCTAATCTAGTAGCCGCTTCAGTACCAGCAAAAATTTTCATAAAATCCAATATACCAGAAGCACCAGCTTTAATACCTCCCCATAAAGAACCAGTTAAATCACCACCCTCTTGCAATATATTTGCCACGGCACCACCGGCCATACCTAAATTTGATTGTTCATATTGAAAATTATCTGAAACCGTAAAAGCTATGGGAAGATATAATTCTACTTTATCACCTTGTAAAGGTATTATTTTAGTAGCAGTAGCTGTCGACAAAGTTTCCACTGCTGATCCTGTAACAACATTCTTCACAGTTTTGAATATACCGTCTGACGGAGTTCCCTCAGGTTCTTTGATTTGCGTACTTGTTACAGTATCCGTAAATGTTGGCGTCATTGTAGGTGGATCTATTTGTATAGCCTGAAAACTGATTCTAGATTTTAATTGATCATGAGAATCTTTAGGGAATTTTAAAGGCCCTAGTCCGAGAGCTTTCCTGTTTAATGACATAATTTTATTATCCTACACGTTTATAAATATCTTTAAACTATTTATATAAAAATAAAGGCGATTTATAATAAATGATGAATGGAATAAACAGAGAGGCTGAAGTACTAGTACGACATATACCACGTGATTCAATTGGTGTTGAACTTGGAGTATGGAGAGGTGATTCTTCCGAACTTTTTTCAACTAAAAATAAAAAATTACATTTAGTAGATTCTTGGAATATTGAATCTTACATGCATCTTGATACTTGGGAAAATTATTTAGAAAGAAATAAAAATTTTGTTAAAATAAAAGGTAAAGTTAAAGAAAAAAATATTAAAGATTTTCAAGATTATAATGATAAAATATATAAAAAGGTTGTTAATAGGTTTAAATATAATGATAAAATATTTATTCATAGAATGGATACAAATAAATTTTTTAAAACATTTAATGAGAAAGTAGATTGGTTTTATGTTGATGCAGCTCATGATGAAGAAGGTTGTTATAAAGATTTAGTAAATAGCTATAATCATTTAAAAAAATTTGGTGGTGGTATTATTTTTGGAGATGATTATGGTAATAAATCTGGTGTAACAGAAGCTGTTGATAAATTTAAAAATGAATATGATTTAAATTTTAAAATTAAATTAATTTATGAAAATCAGTTTGAAATAAAAATTTAATGGCATATTCGGGTAAATTTAGAATTAAAAATTATAAAAAATACAAAGGTGACTTTGATAATATTGTTTATAGATCTCTTTGGGAAAAATCAGTATTTCAATGGTGCGATGATAATGATAAAGTAAAAGCTTGGTCTTCTGAAGAGACTATTATTCCATATTTTTACGAAGCAGATAAAAAATATCATAGATATTTTCCAGATGTTTTAATAGTCATGGAGAATAAAACTATTCTAGTAGAAATAAAACCAGAAAAAGAAACTGCACCTCCAACAGGACCCAGACGAACTAAAAAGTATATTGCTGAAGGTTTTACATATGTTAAGAATATGAATAAATGGGAAGCCGCCAAAAATTACTGTAAAGATCGTGGTTGGGAATTTCAGATATGGACAGAAAAGACTTTACAAGAGATGGGTTTAATGCATAAACCTGTACCTGGTAAATTGAAACCATTAAAACGTTTGAGGCCCTATGCCAGAAAACGTAAAAAATAGATATAAATAACAATATGGCAAAAGAAAGTAGTTTATTTAGACAATTAGAAATAGAAGCATTTCGTGCTGGTATTACTCCACGAACAAAACAGTCTATAGAATGGTTCCGTAAAAAAGCTAGGGATTTATTTCGTGGTCGCAGACTAAAGAGAAGAGATGAAATAATGCAAGATGATTCGTTATCTCTTAAAAGTAGCCCAAAAGTACAAACGCCTATAGGTAATATGTATATGTATTTCTATGATGCAAAACATAAAGCTACATTACCTTATTATGATGGATTCCCACTTGTAATAATGTTAGGTCCAGCTAAAGGTGGATTTATGGGTCTTAATTTACATTATCTACCACCCGTATTAAGAGCACGGGTATTAGATGCTATATTAGCAAAAAGTGGTGGAGTACCAAAAAAATATTTAGCAGCTGCTCAAAAACATTATCTAGCCTCACAAGTTAAAAGTAAATTTGCATTAGTTGAAAAACCGGAATGGGAAATCGCTACATTTTTACCAATGGCAGATTGGAGAGGGGCAGATTCCAACAAAGTTTATAAAGATTCAAGGGCTAAGTTATGATAGGATCAGTAGATATACTCAAAACCACATTATCCCGAGGTGGAGGTGTAGCAAGAGGTAATAAATTCTTAGTTGAATTACCTAACTTTGGTGGGACAATGCGATCAATGAATATTTTGTGTCGAGAAGCTAATATGCCAGGTCGACAAATATTTACCTCAGATAGAAGAATGGGTATGGAATTTGAAAAAATCGCATATGGTTATTCAAACGATGATGTAAATTTAGTTTTTTATATGCCTAATAGTTATTTACCTAAACAGTATTTTGATACATGGGAATCTTTAATACTAGATAGAAATGAACAAGTAGCAGCATATAAAGCTGATTATCAAAAAAGAGTTATTATCCACCAATTAAGAGATTCATTACCTAATACTACACATAATATTAAAATGGGGCCAGTAAATATTAAAGTACCGGGTATTAATAATATAATAAACAGGGTTGCTACTAAAAATAATATTAATATATCTACTACAGCATATTCAGTAGAATTAATAGACGCGTTTCCAACTTATTGTAGCCCAGTACAATTCACTAATGACCCAGATGCATTAGTACAGCTGAACGTGACACTAAGTTATACAAATTGGAGAAGTGTTAAAGCTTCACAAATATCATTTAAATTATAGGAGTATATAATAAATTATGGCTTTACCAAAAATAAATAGTTCACCAAAATATGAAATGACAATACCGTCAACTGGTGAAACAGTGAGATTTAGACCCTTTTTAATTAAAGAAGAAAAATCTATGTTGATTGCTGCAGAAAGTGGTGAAACTAATATTATTTTAAAATCAATAGTTGATACATTAGAAGCATGTATCGATAAAGATATTAATATGAGTAATTTAGCTACTTTTGATATTGAATACATGTTTATAAAATTAAGAGCAAAAAGTGTAGGTGAAACATCGAGTATTGGAGTAAGGTGTCCATCTTGTGAAAAAGAAAATGAATTAAAAGTTAATATTAATGAGTTAGAAATAAATGTACCTGAATCTAAAAGTGTTATAGTCAAATTAACAGATGATATATCAGTTGAATTAGGTTATCCATCTTTTGGAGATATATCAAATGCTGGTATTGACGCAGATAATTTATCAAGTGTAGAAAATTTATTTAATTTAATTCAATATTGTTTTAAAACAGTTATAACAAAAGAAGAAAAATTTAATTTAAAAGATCATAGTAGAGAGGAAATTACAGCATTTATTGAATCACTTGATTCTACACAATTTAGTGAAATTAGAGAATGGATAGAAAATATCCCTAAATTAAAACATGATTATGAATTAAATTGTGTACAATGTAACACTATGCTTAAAAGTAGTTTGGAGGGACTTTCAAGTTTTTTATCCTAACTCTATCTCATGAATCGCTAGATATTTATTATGAAACTAATTTTAATTTGATGCAACATTGTAAATATTCGTTAAATGAGATAGAGATGATGATACCATGGGAGAGAGAAGTGTATCTTAATTTACTACAAAAGCATATTAAAGAAGAACAAAAAAGGCAAGAAGCAGAAGCACAACAACGCGGGTAAAACATGGCACAAAATCCTAGACAAAAATCCTTATGGGATGTAGTAGAAACATTAAAGAATAATGCTAAAACTGAGAATGTTAGGTCCGATGAGCATCTAAAGGCACAAAAACTATTAATCTCTAAAATAGATCTTTTGTTAATGGGAAACGAAAGACAAAGAAGAGAAGATAGAGAAAATG